TTCCTAAGTGTGTCTCTTCTGCAAAGAGAGCCTCCATGTCAAAGAAAGAGAGAAAGGCAGCAGCTGCTGCTAAGAGAAGAGAAGATCCTGGACAACAACAAAAGACGGGAGCATCAAAACCCACCATGGTAAAAACCGATCGTAAAGTAAGGAAAGAGGACATGGACATCAACGAAGCAAAGGACAAAAAGGGTAAGGGTTCTGGAACCAAGGATGCTTGTTATCACAAGGTCAAGTCCCGTTATTCTGTATGGCCTTCTGCATATGCATCTGGTGCATTGGTGAAGTGTCGCAAAGTCGGTGCTGCTAACTGGGGTAACTCAACCAAGAAAGAAGAGTACATGGCTCTTCCAGAATTTACCGATCTCCAGATCAGAGCAATGAGAGCTGCTGGTATTGAAGTTGAGGTGATTGACGAGAAGTGTTGGAAGGGATATGAGAAGAAAGGTATGAAGACCATGTTTGGTAAGAGATATCCAAACTGTGTCAAGAAAGAAGAGATCGAACAAGTCAAAGAGGGCGATGGTGATCCTTGCTGGGATTCCCATAAGCAAGTTGGTATGAAGAAGAAGGGAAACCGTATGGTCCCTAATTGTGTTCCCAAGAATGAAGAAGCAACATGTATGGGGAACAAGAAAGGTGAAGAGTGTCCTATTCATGGTAAGAAAGAGTGTCCTACACTTGAAGAGGCGACAAGAATTCCTCCTAGAACTGGAAACATCTATCTGATTTCATTTTCGTGGAGAGGGAAATATATGAATATGAAACTTTTCTTCCCTGAGGTAAGAAATCCCACAAGATCTGAAATACAAGATGCACTTGATAAGTTCTATCCTGGTTGTAATCTCTTGAGATTTGACAAGACAGTATTCCAACCTTCGGATTCTGTTCTTAATGTTGGTGTCAGCGAAGAAGTTGAGGAACTCGAAGAGAAGTCTGCGGCATGGCAGAGAAAGGAAGGAAAGAATAAGTCAGGTGGACTCAACGAAAAAGGACGTAAGTCTTATGAAAGAGAGAATCCTGGTTCTGACCTTAAAGCACCATCAAAGGAGAAAGGTAATAAGAGACGTGCATCATTCTGTGCAAGAATGAAAGGAATGAAGAAAAAGCTTACTTCTGCAAAGACTGCTAACGATCCCGATAGCAGAATCAATAAATCTTTAAGAGCGTGGAACTGTTGAACTAATTAACTTTTATGGCAAGTGATGTTTATCTGGGTAATCCCCTTCTAAAGAAGGCGAATACTCCAATTGAGTTTACAAAAGAACAAATTGAAGAGTATATTAAGTGTAAGGACGACCCAGTTTACTTTGCACAAAATTACGTCCAGATTGTAACCCTGGACCATGGTCTTCAACCATTCAAGACTTACGACTTCCAGGAAAAGTTAATTAAAAACTTCCACGAGAACAGATTCAATATCTGTAAGATGCCACGACAGACTGGAAAGTCTACAACGTGTGTGTCTTACCTTTTACACTATGCAATTTTTAATGATAGTGTTAATATAGGTATCCTGGCAAACAAGGCAACGACTGCTCGAGAACTTCTTGCAAGACTTGCCACAGCATATGAAAACCTCCCGACATGGATGCAACAAGGAATCCTGGTCTGGAATAAAGGAAACATCGAATTAGAAAATGGCAGTAAGATATTGGCAGCTTCTACGTCTGCAAGTGCTGTCCGAGGCATGTCGTTTAACATTCTCTTCCTCGACGAATTTGCCTTCGTTCCAAACCATATTGCAGATGCGTTCTTTGCCTCTGTTTATCCTACTATTACTTCTGGTAAATCAACGAAGGTAATCATCGTCTCTACCCCACACGGTATGAATCATTTCTACCGTATGTGGCATGATGCGGAGAAGGGGGCAAATGAATATGTACCGACAGACGTTCACTGGTCTGAAGTACCAGGTAGAGATGAAGTCTGGAAAGAACAGACTATCAAGAAT